CCATCTGAACCAAGGGTGGTTGTAGTCGTACCTGTAGTATTGCTAATATTAGAGCTTATTGTCCAACCACCTATAGTTCCAGTTGAGCCGGTTATAGTACCGCTAAACGAACCACTAGCAGCTGCTAAAGTACCGCTAAACGAACCGCTTGCTGCAACTAATGCACCACTGAAAGTACCGCCTGCAGCATTAAGATTACCGCTAAACGTACCGTTACCGTTTATAGTTAAAGTACTACCGTCCCATGTTAAATTTTGACCTAAAGAAAATTTACCATCAGATCCTGCCCAAAACTTTGTATACTGATCATTATAAGCCGGCGTGTGGCCGGTTGTGCCAATAGATATACTCTTAGTGGAACTATAACCATCTAATAATATAGGACTGCTACTACCAACTGTAAATTTACCGCTAAAGTAACCTGCATTACCTGCAACAACAGGTGAGAATATAGAGCTACCAGTAATAAATGAGCCTATTGTACCACCACCACCGTTATTATATGTACCCGCTGCAATGCTATCTGCTATAGCTTTTGCGTTAGTATACGCGGTTCCAGCTGAACTATCTGCATATGTTTGTGTAGCAGCATTACCACCCGTTACATTAATAGTACCATTAACAGATAACGTACTACCATCCCACTTTACATAATTACTACTACTACCAATACTAATCTTAGGTGTAGTACTATCTAAACCAAGCCACCAACCTGCTGTGTTGTCTGAATAACTTGTTTTACCGCTATATATACCATTACCACCTAACGGGTTAATTGATATGTTACCTTGAATTGTTAATGTTTGACCGTTCCAGAAAGTATAATTTGAGCTACCACCAAATCCGTCACCCACGAAGAATATAGGATCAGCACCGGTGTTACCCGATATTGTACTGCCAGTAGGGTAACCTAAATAAAAACCGTTACCGGTCATTGTTACTTGACCTATACCACTACCTGTCTTTGTAGCAGAAATTGTAGGAGATACACTATAACTACGTAACGCAGTATTAGGTAAGGTGGTACCATTGTAGCCACCCATATTTAAATAACGACCCACTAATGCATCTGTAGTTAAAAGTAAGTTAGTTGCAACACTACTAAACGAAGCACCAGCACTTGCCCAATCACTTGTAGTACCGGGTGTTGGCCAACCGCCACTACCATTTTTACTGTTAGGATTGTTAGTATTTGAATTAGAAGCAAACCAGTAACTACCTCCGTTTAATACAACATCGGTGCGCACACCGGGTATATAATAATATGGCACCAATACGCTGTAATTACCTTGATAAACAGGGCCAGCACCGGTATCGCCTGTCGGTCCTGCTACTACTTTAGCAACACTAAATGTCTTATATACTGCTGTACCTTGATAGTTTGCTGATAAAGTCCAAACTACATTTAATGTTGCACCAATATTAGTGACTACATAACGATTCTTTGCAGATCCGTCATTAGCACTAGCTACAAACGTTAAAGTGCTACCACCTGCATTAGTAACTGAATATATACCGAAACCAGAACACTGATTGGTTACGTTAGTTGCACCGCTATATACTATAAAGTCACCAGAAATTGCTGAAACATTAGCTGTTACGTTACCGTTACTATCTGCATTGATAGTAGCAGCATCATTAGTTAATACACCTAATAACGTATTGGTACCGTTAACTAATTTAGTAACAGACTGAGAAGCAGTATATAGTACGCTACTTGTATCTAATAAAGAAGCAGTAAATGAAGCAGTAACTGCATTTGGGTTACTAACAAATACACTAACTGGTAACACTCTTACAGCTGAATTTGAAGGAGTTGTTAATAAACTGCTTGTTACGTCTGTACCGTTATTAGAACTATCATATACTGTAGCTGTCCAGTTAACATATGTAGTAGAAGTAGCAGGTACAATATTACTATTTAAAACTGTAGCAGAAATTGTATCTACTGCATTAAGAGGTGAACCAGAACTGAATACAAATATATTTTTGTTTAAAGTTAAACCTAGAGATTTAGCTGTACCTGCTGCCCCTTGTTTAGACTTGGTAACTGTAAATATAGCTGAAGCTGATTGACTACCATATACTGCTCGTAATGCTAATTTACCAGTATCTTGATTATAAGGTATACTTGTAATACTGTATATACCGCTGCTATTAATTGTACCAGTAACATTAGTTTGTCCACTAATAATACTATATGATAAGCTTGCAGGGGCAATTAAATTTTGACCAAGATAAACATTAAACGCACCGGTGGCAGTCGAATAATCTGTTACAGTACCGTCATTACCTGCAGGTAATGCTACTGAATAATTTGATAGTATACCATAAAATGCAGATTGACCATCAGCACCATCTACTTCTCTATAAATTTGATCTGTATCTACATAGACGTTACTACCAGATACAAACATTGCACTAACTAATACGGTTGTAGCTGAACCTAAATTTGTTGTAGTGTAATTAGTAAAGTTATAAGGTGAAGAAGTACCATGGACTTCAGTTGAGTCCATAAAGTTACCATTTGCATCGTATCTTAAAAATGCAAAGCGTACTGGATTGAGATTAGTTGGTACTAAATTCTGTACATACGCTGTTACGGTCGTAGAAGTAACACCGTAAGGGGTAGTGTTATCGTTTTTATAAAAAAATGTCTTAACCGGGCTTAATACTAAAGCTAAACCGTATGATACTGAATTACCCGCTGCACCAGGGGTACCTGTTGCACCTTGTGCACCGGTAGCGCCTTGAAAACCTTGATACCCACCACCACCTACACCTTGTTGTTGCAGCCAAGTCAACGTTTGAGCCAAAGACATTTTGTATGTTTTTGGATCATTTTCGGTCTGAGATACCGGAATAGTAATGTCTTGAGTTATAACATTTGACGGTACTTGTGGTAAATCTGTAATTTTAATAGACATTGATAATATTTAGCTTTACTATTAACCGTTATAATTTATAAGCAAATAGTTTGGGTTATTTGTTTCCAATAAGAACATTTGAGTGTTACTTGTATCCCATGCTCTAGAACGTAATAAATGTACTTCTCCAAACACGTACGGTTTAGGAGATCCTATTGTTGGGTTTGTAGTAAAAAACGGTAATATATTAGTAGCTGATAAAGTATACACTGTTGGTGTGAAATTAGCCGGACCAATAAATGCGGATATCGTAATTACGTATGTATTATTTTGAGAAGGTAGTACACAAGTAAGATTTGATCTACAATCTGTACTGTCTGGTGTAGCTGTAAAGTTGTTTGTACGTGTTACTGTTTGTCCAGGAAGCTGATATACAACTTTACTCAAAAATTGAGGACTAGTTAATGATATACTGCTAGGTTGAAACGTTAAGGTTAACGGAGCATAACCTGAAGTAGCAGAAGATGTAGTTGTAAATGAAAATACCATGTTATACTGTCAGTATTGTTAAATTGTTATCTGTTAATATTGGGTTAGCAGATTGGTTTGTTAATACCTTACCTAAGATATTTTGATTTGTTGTATAGCTAATAATATTAAATGCTTGTGAACCAAACATACCACCAAACGCTATAAAGCTTATTACATATGAAGAAGCATCCTTATTATATGTAATGACAGGAGGTTCAATATAAGTTAAATACTCCAATTCAGCATCTATAGCTGATGCACCTTGAGCATAAAGGAATTGACTATAATCAGTAGTATTGGTTGGAAATATTCTTTCTCTTGTACCAGGCTTGTTAATATCGTACTGATATAAAACAGGTACAATTAAACCTTGAGTACTATAACCGGAAAGTTCACCTGTACTACTTGTTACTACAGCAGATAACAATAAACAAGCTGTAAACTTTTTAAGTGTTTCATCGTACCAATTACCACCGTAATACACATCTGCTACACTACCCACTGTTATACCTGTTAAGGACAGTGATGATAACAAACGCGTTGATACTTGAGTGTGGTAGTCCAATGTTAAATAATCTACACTACCACAGTTAATAATATTATTAGTATAATCGTATGATATTTTTTCGTATATTGTATAACCGCTTAATTCAATTATTAATGTATCAAAGAATACTTCAATGTTCTTAATGTTATTAGCTGATAACTGAGAGTATATAGCAGGTTCATTAACGTGCTTATAAAATATAGCTGATAAAGATGAAACTGCAGGTGAAATAGTACCGTCTACTGTTTTAGTCCATAATTGACCAAAAGCATTTTGCATGTTATACATTGTACGTCCAGCTGCAGGTACTGCTTTATATAAAGCGTATTGATTACCGTATACATCTGTTTGCCATGCACATAGTTCTGTATTAGGTGTAACTAATAGATTACGTACTCTTAAATCAATATCGTGATACTTTACCCAATCTTCTTGAGTGTACTTATTAGTAACTAACCACTTGTCTTTATCTGCACCGGTCCAGAATTCAAAATCGTTTTGTATAGAAACTACGCCGTTACTATCGTTTTTAGTACTTTCGTAATTAGACTGATAAGGGATAAACTTTTGATATAAATCTGAACCTAATACCTGACCATCAAAAGCGGTACCAGTACCAACAGCTTTTTGCCAGTTAGTGTTTTCGTAGTGGGTAATTATATTATTTTGATCTTTACCTGTATTACCTCTACCTTTATTAAATTTCGAAGGATCAATATAAGTATAAGTCTGACCTGGTGTAATGCTCTTAGTATCAATATAAGAAGTTATATTCTTAGTTAAATAAACTGAAGCACCAACATTATTAGGTGTAAAATAACCACCAAGTTCTGCTTTAGTTAAAATACCACTCCCACTTTGAGGTAAAGTAGCTACTGTAGGATAGTATCTATCTCCTAAATTAGCCCAAGGGGCCATTGCAGCAATTTCAGCTCCAACATACCCGTTACCTGTACCGGACAGTATATATTCATTATTAGCCAGGTACTTCTCAGTAAGAGTTGTTAACTGAGCACTAATCTGCTCAGCTGTTGTGTTTACATCGACTTGTATTGCAGATAGTAACATTTATTATAGTATACCTGATAAGGATTGCTTTAACGTATCTAACTCGTATTTAAGTTCTTTTATAGATTCAATTAATAGTGCTGTTATACGAGAGTATTCAATACCAACGCATACTTCCCCTGCACTTGTTGCACTAGTTGATACCACATATGGTAATACATTTAATACATCTTCTGCAATAAAACCTACATTATTAGTATCTTCTGGATCGTGTACATTATCATATATTACACCAGATAACTGTTCTGTAATAGTTAAAGGATTGCCAATAACAGTTGTTAAAGGTCTAATATTAGTTTTGTTTACTTTAGAAGATGTAGTAGTATATGAAACAGCTGTAACGTTACCTACACTATCAAAATGCGCTTGCTGAGCAGAATTATATACACCACCGCTTGTTGTACCTGCACCAATAGTTACACCGTAACCAGTATAAAATGCACATATATTACCACCAGAACCAGCATCGTCAATAGCAATACCGCTATGACCTACTAGATAGTGAGTAACTGTTACACTATCAAATGTAACACCGCTTGTAGTGTTAAGTGTTTGATTAGCAGTAATACCTTGTGCACCTTGAGCTCCGGTAGAACCTTGATTACCTGTTGCACCTTGTGCGCCTGTAGAACCTTTAGCACCTTGTGCACCAGTAGCGCCTTGAGCACCTGAACCTGTAGCGCCTTGATTACCTGTTGCGCCTTGTGCCCCGGTAGCGCCTTGTGCCCCGGTAGCGCCTTGCGCGCCGTTTGAACCGTTAGTTCCAGCAGCACCCTGTGCACCAGGAGTACCAGTAGCGCCTTTTAAGCCTTGTGCACCCTGTGCGCCATTTGATCCGTTATTTCCAGAAAAACCTGATATACCGGAAGCACCTTGCGTGCCTTGGTTACCAGTAGAACCTTGGTTACCAGTAGAACCTACAGGGCCTGAAAACCCAGAATAACCAGAAGCGCCTTGAGCACCTTGGGAACCTTGAGCGCCTGAACCTGTTGCACCTTGATTACCAGTTGCTCCTTGTGCACCAGGTGCGCCTTGAGCACCTTGAGCACCTTGTACGCCAGTAGAACCAGCTAAACCTGAATAACCTGAATAGCCTGAAGTACCTGTAGAACCTTGAGGGCCAGCAGCTCCTTGATTACCTGTACTTCCTTGATTACCAGTACTACCTTGAGCACCTTGATTACCAACTGCACCTTGCGGTCCATTACCACCTTGTGCACCAGTAGCACCTTGAGAACCGGTAGCACCTTGAGCTCCTGTATTACCAGAGAAACCAGAATAACCAGAAGCACCTTGTGCGCCTGCTCCGGTCGCACCTTGATTGCCTTGTGCACCTTGCGCGCCTGTAGAACCAGTTGCACCTTGATTACCAGTGTAACCTACTGCACCCTGAGCACCAGTTGCGCCTTGAGCACCTTGTGCACCAGTGCCTCCTGGACCAGTAGCACCTTGAGAACCTGCAGTACCTTGTGCACCTTGACTGCCAATAGCGCCTTGCGCACCTTGATAGCCTTGTGCACCTTGTGCACCAGTAGCTCCTTGATTACCGGTAGCGCCTTGTGCGCCTTGTGCACCTAAAATTCCGCTAAAGCCCGAAATACCACTAAAACCAGAATAGCCAGAAATACCGCTAAAACCGGAATAACCAGATGTGCCTATACCAGAATAACCACTATAACCAGATATGCCTGATGCAGCATATGAACCAGGCAAACCACTAAAACCTGAAATACCACTAAACCCGGAATAACCACTAAAACCAGAGGCACCCTGTGCTCCTTGAGCTCCTTGTGGTCCTGTTAAGCCTGAAAAACCAGAGTAACCAGATTGTCCTACTGCACCAGTGTAGATACCGGTTTGTATGTTACTGTAATGCTGAGTACCTAAGTAGAAGAAACCAATTGTTGCATTATCGTTAGCTGCTGTGCTAGCAAATACTCTATAAACTAATCTATCTTGGGTACCGTTCTGTAAAGTAAACGGTAATGAAATATTATACTGTACAGATTGTAATAAAGGTGTATTAAAAGGTGTTGGTGTTAAATATGAACTAGTAGCAGAGAACAATGGTACTTCTGTATTATAAGGTGTTCTATCATATATAACGTGAGTTAGGTATACTGCTGAGGTAGCTTGAGAATCTGTACCTGTTAAAGCATACCATGTATTAAATGTCCAAGTACCAGTAGTAATGATCGGTATATCAGGATCTCCAATATTGGTAACCATTTGCCCTAGCCCTGCACCATTCTCATTAGCGCTTAATGTGTAAGGGTAGTACGTTTCCGCACCAGATTGCGGTGTTTGGAACATTACACCATAGTATACACTAAAATTAGAAGAGGAACTTGAAGGGTAATATGTTACACCAACTGCAGGTGTACCTGAAAAACCAGAAAAACCGGAATAACCACTATAACCTGTTATACCGGAATAACCACTAAAACCAGAATAACCGCTTATACCTGTACCGACTGCACCTTGATTGCCTTGGTAACCTTGTGCACCTTGAGCTCCCTGCGCGCCTTGTAGGCCTTGACTACCTTGCGGACCGGTAGCACCTTGACTACCTGTTGAACCTGTAGAGCCTTGCGGACCAGTAGCACCTTGACTACCTTGCGCGCCTGTACCGCCTGGGCCAGTAGCGCCCTGTACACCTTGTGGCCCTGTACCACCTGTTGAACCTTGCGGACCTTGTGGTCCTGTACCTTGAGCACCTTGAAAACCTGAATAACCAGAAATACCACCAGGTGCACCTTGCGAACCTGGAAACCCTGATTTACCTGAATAACCAGAAAAACCTGAAGCAGCTGCTGCAGGTATCATTTGAAGTTGGTTTACTTTAGTAAGGGACATATTACGACGGTGTAATGATTACTATTTCTGCTCCTGCTGGAGGTGCTTCAGAAAATACTAAATTGCTATTTTGAACGCTAATCTTATAAGCGTTGTATGGGGTTTGAAACAGGCCATCGATGGTAACTCTGTACATACCACCGTCTGTTTGTGTTATGTTGTTTAAAGCATATGTAGTGGTGTAGCCATCACCTGCATAGATATAAACATTACTTGAATTCGCCATATTATTACTTACACTCGTACCTACAAAACCGGTCACGCCATAGCAAGGATTTAACGTATTAGCTGTGTTTAGTGCTTGTATAATCAAACCAAGCAAGTATTGTGTAGGGGCTTCGTATAAAGATGTATTGTACAGTACCGAATAGGTATCAGCTGCAAAAGTAGTGTACCAATTAATAGACACACTTGGATCTCTATCATGGTAGTTTGCTATGTCATATAGTTCTTCAATTTCTATACTGAATGAATCCGATATATCATTTAAATTTGGAAGATATTGTAATAGGTTGCCGTTTGATACAACTAAACCTGCATTACCTGAATCTGGTCTTTGGGTAAAAACACTTAAGATATAAGAGTAAAACAGACCCTCTAAATAACCATTAGTACCTAATTGGTTATATTTTAACTTGGAGTAAACTATGTTGCTCCTACGCTCTGCTATGTATCTTGATACGTCCTTTAACTTACGGGCAAAATATGTAACTGCCCCTTGGATATCTAGATCATCACTATAATTGATTATACTAAAAAATGTTTGCTCTTCTGGATTTCTTGTAGATAGACCGAGTTGTTTAAGAAAATCTGTATATGTTTTTCTAACATACTGAAACATTGCCTGAGGGGTATTGGCTCTAGCTTTATACCAATTCTTTAAATACGTATTGTACTGATCTATTTGTGCCCGGGTATCTATGTTATTATTGTACTGTTTCCATTGTTGAAAAGAGTACGGATTAGCACTATCATTCGCCGTAACTAATGTAGTAGGCTTAGCTAAAGACTGGATGTTAATAACAGGCATTAATAATACTTACAGACGAAGTATGATTTTACCATTTCAGAGCTGGGCATTTTGCTGCCTCTAAACGTACTTTTAAGTTCATGTAACAACCACATAAATTGCATTTAGCTCCCTCTTCAAGATGCTTACAACTAGCACATATACCAATACGGGATAGTTGCTTGCTTTCTTCAGCCAAAACAACACCGTTTTTTCTATACATATTAACGGTGTTAATTAATGTTTCTGTAAGATTAAAAGCGCTTGTTTTAAGAGTGGCCACTCTATAACTTATCTTACGAGCCTAGCTTTGCACTAATAGCATCGATCTTAGTTGAAAGCGCTTTGATAGCTTCAGTAAGAAGAGCTGTAATACGGCTATAATCGATACCTGTAACCGTACCATCAACAGTTGTAACAACTGAGTTAAGTACTGGCTGCACGTCTTCTGCAATGAAACCGATTTCATTTGTTGCAGATATATCAATTAAGCTATCGTATACTACTGCATTTAATTGCTTTGTAGTTGATAGTGGATCAACAACATAACTTGTTAAAGGTCTAATGTTTGTTTTACCAACACGAGAAGATGTTGAAGTGAATGATACAGCTGTTGCGTTACCGTTAGCATCAACTGTAAAGTTTTGAGCAATGTTAGCTGTCTTAGCTGAAAGCTGTCCGTTTACTGTGAAAAGTGCGTTAGGTGAAATTGTACCAACACCAATAGTACCACCAGAGTTGAAGAATAAGCTACCTGCGCTTAATGAATTTGTACCGGTGAATAATGCACCGTAACCAGATGAACCAGTACCTGCAAAAGCACCAGAGAAACCAGAAGCACCTTGTGCACCAGTTGCACCTTGGTTACCTTGGAAACCTTGAGCACCTTGATTGCCTTGGAAGCCCTGCGCGCCTTGAGCACCAGTAGCGCCTGTTGTACCTTGTGCACCAGTAGTGCCTGTAGCACCTTGAGCTCCGTTGACGCCAGAATAACCAGAATAACCAGAAGCACCTTGTGCGCCTGGTGTACCTGTACTACCTTTTAATCCTTGGGCACCTTGAGCGCCTGTTGTACCTTGTGCTCCAGTAGCACCTTGTGCACCGTTTGTGCCGTTTAAGCCTGTAGCGCCTTGAGCTCCTTGTGCTCCCTGAGCGCCTGCGCCTGAATAACCTGAGTATGCGTTTGCTGGATTAAAATATGCCATAGTAGTATTGGTTGTTAATTATTTAGTAAAAAATACTACAGTTTATACGGGTTTTGAGTTAAAAATAAACGGATATGTCAAAACTAAAAAACAGAAGCAAATCCACCTTCAAAACCGTGAGAATGTTGTTGCGCTCCAAACTTTCTAATATAACGTAAACCAAATTCAGCTTTTTCTGTTAACTCATATGCAAATCCAACTTTACCAGTATTAGATTCAAAATAGTATTTGTTGTTATAAGCATTACGATAACGATAACTACTAGTAAGTGTTAGTTTTTTGGTAATCTTAACATCTTCTTCTACTGTAAACTGATAATGACTATAATCACTGCCTTTTTCATTAATAATACGACCGGTACCTACTTGAAGGTTAGTTGTAAAGCGATCAATAGTAAACAAATCTCTACTTAACTGTAACTCAAGCATACTCTGTAAAGGAGCATTCTTTGTAGTGTCACGATTAATTTCATAATCTATACCTAACTGATAATCCAATATATGTGTAGAAGGGGTAATAGCGAGGTGTTCATTAGTAGCTTTAGGTCCTTTTATGTAAGGGGCTTGAGTATACACCTCTGAACCATATTCAAATTCGACGCCAGATTCCGCAAGAACTGATGTAGCTGTTAATAATAGAAATACAACTAATAAGTTTTTCATTTAATAAAAGTAAAAATAGCTGCAGTTAATAAAAGTAAAAATGCCCAGGTACCTAATGCTTTGTAGTATGTAGATAGAGGGGTACCGAAATAACGTTTACCGATCATAACACATTCGTGCATTGGAGTTAAAAGATAACCACAATAATCTAATGCAAAAAACCATAGTAGATACTGTCTACCAAACACTGTTGTAGCTAATACAGTTAAAGCTGCAAATTTACCATCACTACCCATACTAAAGCTAGCCGCAAATAATAGCATACTAATAATATACATACCACTAAATGTATGCGGATCTAAGCCCCAGTTTCTTACTGCGTGTTCAATCCAGGCTCTATGTTCTTGCATATAACCAGAAGTAAAAAAGATAACACCGATTAATGCAATAGTAGTCCAGTTAACATAACTACTAATTTTTTTCCAGCTATAGGTCTTAGTAATATACAGATAATAAGCTAATAGAGCACCGAAGATAGGAAACACTAGCTCTGGACCTTCTCCACCAAGTAGCATATACGTAAGAACTGCAGTAATAAACGGTATTACATTTTTAATAAAGTTACCAGCACCAAGATTTTCTTGAGGTGTAATCTCTATCTCGTCTTCTTTAATAACAAAGAATAGATAGTAAAAAATAAATGCAGCACTAACAGCTATCAACGGCCATAACATTTTTAACCATACTGCATATGTAATACCAAACGCTGCCATTGGTAGTATTACTGGTTTCTCAATAGGAGACCACATATAATAGTGATGGGTAGTAAGGAAGTCAATAGGTCCAAGCTTTTGACGTGCTTTTACATCTTTTTCTTTTGAAGCTGTTGCTGTATCTAATATGCCTGCACTAACTGTACTTCTACCTTCTAGAGGCAATATACCACTAATAAGACTAATAACAGCAATAACTAACTTGTTACTTTTAATTTTAAATTTTAACCACCCATATGTACATCCAAATAGGTTATGCTCTTTAGCAATACCCGCTACTACCATAATAGTAAAGAGTACAAAGAGATAGATTTCGTCTCCGAGATAAAAACGGTCTAAAAAGTCACTCATAGCTATATTTTATATTATTTCTTTACAATAGCCAGGTAAAAACCGTTCCACCACATATCAGGATCTTCTAAATCGTTTAATAATATTTTTTCGTATATTATTTCCAAACCAGCGTCTAAGATGCCTTTCTTGGCTCCATCTACTACACCATCAAAATTAGCATCATCAAATATGACAACTGCTTCATCCTTAAGTTTATCTGCAAAGTATCTTATTGCGTGGTAATTAGCTTCAGCACTATGATCTGCATCATAAAAGAAAAGATCTATATCATCTATACTAGCTTTATTTACTTTTAAAAAATGACTATCAAATATCTTAACTTTATTATCTCCTTTATACTTCTTTACATTTTCAATAAACTTTTCTTTAGATGATTTAAAAGCTACTTTACCATTAGCAGATTTGGTTTGTTCTAACCAATGATCTACTGCATAAGCTTTGAGGTTGTTGTCTTTAATGGTTGCGCAAAAAGTGGCACCATTTAACACGCCGACTTCAAGATAACTAGTCGATATCTTACCTAACCCGTTTAACAGTTGTTTCATTTTCTCTGATGTAATGCCTTCTACTTTTACATCTATAGGTCGGTTTACAGTTTCTATTAATAAACGAGTTACCTGCTCAGCTTTTTTATTAGCTTTATTACCTTTAGCTTTCCATACCTTTTCACAGTAGTTACAATCCCAGCAATTAAACTTACAGGTCTTTATCTTTTGACGCCAAACATTAATCGGTTTATCTATTAAGTTTGTATCTTCTATATATGTATTAAAGTCATCGAATAGTATTTCTTCTTTATTAGCAAATCGCTTAATAATATTCATCGTTTCTTGCATACGGAAACTATTCTCTCTTCCGTGCATTTTAATTACATCAATACCTAGATCTAAAAACTCTAACCAATCTTGTCTCCAAGGTGGAAAATTAGCATTTTTAAGTTGTACAGCTATATCTTGATTCTGCCATCTTGGACAACTTACCCTACTAATAGGGTCTGTAAAGTATTGATTACCGGTGGTTCTCGTATTGTTGAAATGGTAATGTTCATCCATTACCGGACAACCACCGACACAACCTTCATTAGCTAATAAAGATAGCTTTATACCATATTTGTCTTTAACACGTTTAATCTCTCTAAGTCTATCGTGGTCTCTCATAAGAACACGATCAAGGTTAACATAGTTAAAACCAGCTTGAGCTAAAGCAGCTACTTCTCTTGGTTCTTTTACTGCTCTTAATATAGTATTTTTAACGAACAGTTCAGGAAAGTTGCGTTTAATCTGGCCTGTTAGCAACCAATGAGTATGAGGTAAAGTACACGATCTTACACCTACATCATACAACGGTTTAAAGTTCTTTATCCAGGTTTCTAAGTTTTGTTGACTAGCTCTTATAGCTGTGTTGTTAAAAGTAGCTGATATAGGTATACCAGTTTCTTTTTGTACGTGTAAAGCCGTTTCAATAGCAAACTTATAGTCTTCTTGCTGTAAGAAAACATCGCCCATTGCATCTTGTACAAAGGGAGCTATACGACAAGTAAAATAAATGTCGTAAATGTAATCCTTATACTTTTTACAAAACTCTAAAAAACTATAAAACTGCGGTTCTGTAAGTTTAGGATTTAGCGGTATACTAAATATCTTCACCCTGGGTCTTGTCTTCGAGTGTTAACTGCTGTTTTGCAACCTGATCAATATAAGTTAACTCTGGTACAGGTGCACCTGCCAACTCTTTCATAGTTGCTTGGCCGATAGCATCAATACCTTTACCTAAAACACCGTTATACTTGATAGCTAACTGAAGTGTTTCTTTTACTTCAGTCATAGGCATCATAAGAATAGAATCTAAATTACCTTGACTGATACGACCAATAGTGTTTAAATCCATTGCAGCTTGTTTAGCCATTCTTGTAACCCAATATTCGCGTTCTTGCACCTCATCGTGCTGATCAAACTTTTTTAAAGACTCTAAATCTGGTACAGCTGCCTTAACCATTTCAGCGAAATTGTTAATTTCATTAATGCACATTCTTTCCTTTTTGTTGTACATATGAATATCCCATTCTGCTGTTTCTAAATCTACCTGTAAAAGTTGCTTCTTTAAATCATCAGTTTCATTAGCAATATCTCGTTCAATTATTTGTTTTTCAATAATACGCTTTTTGCGATTGCGTAAAATCTGTTTAAGCATACCGTGACGGGTATCGATTTCTAATAACGCTTGACGAACTCTACGATATTCCGTTACCTGGGAATTAACCACAAAATAACGAGATTGAAAATCGGACATACCGATTGAGTTCTCACTTTCATTTACGAAATTAACAATATCTTGTGTTTCCATATTAAAATTGATAACCAAATTCTACTGCACTAATTCTTTTGTTTGTTGTTCTATCCCAACGCCCTACTCTTATAGCAAGATCTCTAGTCATTTCTATACCGCAAAGATCTTCTCTATGTAAGACGTGATCATCTATGGATGATAAGCTTTCTACTTTAGCACTTAATTCAGCGTGTAAAGTTGCATCATACTTAGGTCTTTCAGAACCGTCAAGATTTAACAAACCTAACTGTCTATCTTCCATTTCTTGCTGTATGTGTAAATGTAGTGCTTTCTTGTGTAAAGAAATAACATCATCTGTTAGATCAACCGGTGTGTCGGAATTAAGTAAAGCGTCGTGTATATAAACTTTTGTTTTTCTTTTACCTGCTGATAAAGATTCTACATCCGGCGTTAAGCCTTCTATGTCTGAATAGGCTGAACGGTAGCCACGAGTTTCCCCGTAATATTTGCTTGCTGAAAGTGCTTCATTTTCAGTTAATTCAACTAACGTTATATACTTTGTAACCCCGTGAAAAGGATATGCTTCTGTAGCACTACAGGTAGCATAAGCAGTATCTGTAGTAAAACTTACAATATTGAAGTTATCAATACACGTAATAACTTTCATACCCTCTATTTGCGGTATGTATTGAAAGAATTTTGCAAGATAGTACTTCATATTTGTTAAAATTAATTACATTGTTGAGCCAGGAACGCCACCCAGTAAGTAGCAACAACCTGTACCGCAACAACCAGAACTCATTCCACCGTGTCCTTTTGGTTGCATAGTTGAACCACCAGCTACAACCGAATCTGTTAAATAAGACACTTTAGTAGTGTTATTGGTTTGATTACCATCGTAAGAACCTAATGTATACCCCCAATCTTGACCGACTTGGCAGTTTTCTTCACCGCAAGACTCAGGACGGCTCATTGTTGAAAGTTGCGAGCCTGTTGTATCATTAAACTTGTAATACGTTGAAGAACCGGCATAAGAACCAGAAGCATTATATCCTACTCCGTGCTTACTTGATAATCCTTTTGGTTGTCCGTCGGTACTACTTGCAAAGCTCCATCCACCATTTGACCAGGTTTCATTAGAAAAGTTTAAAAAACCTGAACTACTATTTGCACCGACAATACCATAATATTGTCCAAAGAATCCGCTAAGACCCCCTACTGTACCACCGCTATTACCGTTTCCTGTTATACCCGTATTTAGTCCTAACATAGTATCAGAAAAAGTATATAATTTTTCAGTAGAGTTGTAGTTACCACCCGTACAGTATATTATAGTTAAGCTTGGATTCATTAATGCTTTAAGGTTTTGACGAGATTGCTTCATATCAGCACCGCCATTATGACCTCTTAACGTTTCAGTGGTCATATTCATTATAGATGTAAGGTTGCCAGTAGTCTGTACACCACCACTATCATTAAAACAATACGTATGAAAATCACTAAACCCGCCGTCCATATAAGACTGAATGTTGTCCATCATATCACCGAGATTAGTTGTAGTATCGGTGTTATGAAGAGTTCTATTAGTGTTACGCCAAGGTGAACTATTTTGATAGCCGCAATGAGTATAACCTCTTGTATATATAGTACGGAACAAGAAACTAGTAAAGTAACCTGATAGCGCTAAAGTCCTAGCATTAGCTTGCATTACCCAACTATAACCATCAAATACGTAAAGTAAACCGTTAGGTAGCGCTGGGTATGTAGTGCCTGCTGAAGGAGAAGATGGAAAACTTAATGGCATAATATTAACCTCCTAAAGAGCCTCCTAATAAAGTTACACTACCTGTACCACAAGCTCCTGAAGATGCACCACCGTGTCCTTTAGGTTGTGTAGTCGAGCCCATATTTGAAATTGTATCTGTAGTATAATACACCTTTTGAGTATTGTTAGTTTGATTACCGCCGTTGTAAGAGCCGAGAGAGTAGCCCCAATCTTGACCAACTTGCCAGTTTTCTTCGCCACAACTCTCGGGACGTCCAATACCACTTATATATGAAAGAGTCACGTCGTTAAATTTATATAATGTTGATGAACCATTATATGTACCTGGTGCGTTATAACCAAACCCCCATTTACTTGATAAACCTTTCGGTTGGCCATCTGTAGAGGACTGACCAGAAAATATATCTAAACTTGTCCAGGTTTCTGTTCCCCAGGATAAATACGCACCAGCGCTATTAGCGTCAATAACACCAAAATACTGTCCCCAAAAACCGCTAAGACCACCACCAGTACCACCACTTGTGTTACCATTATCAGGCCCACCTACTGTTAACATAGTATCTGTAACTGCACTATACTTGTCTGTATTAGTTTGATTACCACCAGTAATATAAATTAATGTAAGACCGGGGTTCATTAATGTTTTACAATTTGAACGAGAAGTTCTTAAATCTCTATTACTGTTGTGAGTTCTTAAAGTTTCAGTTATCATACTCATCGACGAAGTATAAGATGATGTACCACCCACCCCACCAGAATCATTAAAAACAAAAGTGTTATAATCTGTAAAACCACCATCAAGATATGATCCTGTATTATCCATCATATCACCAAGATTAGTTGTAGTATCAGTATTGTGAATAGTTCTATTAGTGTTACGCCAAGGTGAACCACCCTGATAACCACAATGCATATAACCACGAGTGTAAATTGTTCTAAACAGAAAGGAAGGTTCACCAGCTGTTTGTGTTAAATTAGTCATATATGGTGTTCTACCCCAAGACACCCAAGAGTAACCGTCATACGTATAATACACCCCTATATTAGAAAGAAACCTCTGACCAGATGTTGGAGAAGTTGGAAAGCTTAGCTGATTTGCCATACTTTACTCTTTCGGTTTAATAAGCGCTCTAAGTTCGTTAATTTGAGCTTGTTGTTCTTTTATTGCTTCAATAAGAAGAGGTATAATACGTTCATATTGAACAGCAATATAATTTTCACCACTCTTAGAATATGTTGTACCATCTTCTCTTGTACCAATATCAAATGGCGCAGGAACTACAACTTCAGGTAAAACTACTTCAAGTTCTTGAGCAATAACACCCACTTCTGGTTTTGTACTGCTATAACCGTACTGTTTAGCTAAATCATTTGGTAAATAGCTTATACCGTTAATAGCTAAAACTTTTGCTAATGCATTAGCAATATTACCCTTAATATCTTTAAGACGTTTATCAGAGTAATTTGCAGTAATACTGCTAGTTGCGGTAATAGAACCAGTAACTGCTAAATTACCAGACATACCAACGTTACCAGTAATGGTACCGCCTGAAGTTCTAAAAATAGTTGAAGGGTCAACATACGGTACTGCAACTACCCAAGAACTAGAAGACGAGATCCAAATGTTTAATGCACCTGTATCTGTATTGTACCATAAATTACCACTACCTACAGCTGAAGGTACTCCATTAACAGTACCACTCTGTACATACACTGTAGTATTAGCACCAAGCTGACCAGAATACCCGGAAGTTCCTGTTGCACCTGTTGCACCTTGTGCACCTGACCCTGTTGCACCTTGAGCACCTTGAGCTCCGGTGGAACCTTGAGCACCTTGAGCTCCGGTGGAACCTTTAGCACCCTGCGCACCAGTAGCGCCTTGAACACCATTTGAACCAGCAGCGCCTTGAGCTCCGTTAGAACCAGCTGCACCTTGTGCACCAGTAGCACCCTGCGCACCGTTAGAACCTACTGTACCGTTTGTACCTTGCGCACCAGTAGCGCCTTGAGCGCCATTTAAACCATTAACACCAGAGTAACCAGATATACCTTGTGCGCCTTGCAAGCCTGTAAATCCTTGAGGACCGGTAGCACCTTGTGCTCCGGTTTGACCTGCTTGTCCGGTTGAACCTTGTGCACCTTGTGGACCTTGGGTACCAGAAAACCCTGAAGCTCCTTGTATACTATATGTAAATGGTGTGGCCATATTCTATATTTAACTCAATCTTGCACTTAACTGTGTTACTAAATTACTTAGGTTATTTATTTGTATTTGCTGTGCTTTAACTGCTTCAGTAAGAAGAGCTGTTATACGGCTATAATCAATACCAACAACTACATCTCCTTCTGTGGAAACTACAGCTGGTAGTACTGGTAATACATCTTCTGCAATAAAACCAATTTCGTTAGTAGCGGATACATCAATTAAACTATCATACACGACTGCATTTAATAATTGAGTAGTTGCTAATGGATCTACAATAAAAGATGATAATGGTCTAATATTTGTCTTACCGACTTTAGAAGATGTAGAAGTAAATGATACTGCAGTAGCGTTACCGTTAACATCCACTGTAAAGTTTTGAGCTATACTTGCTGTTTTAGCTGATAAAGAACCAGCAACTGTAAGAGTACCACTAGGTGCAGTCGTACCTATACCAACGTTACCTGTAGAGGTAATGCGCATATACTCTGTACCAGGAGAAACGATATTTCTGCCTTGATTAAAAACAAGCGCGTTAACGCCAGGTGGTTGACCTATATCCCAATCAGCAAGCCCTGATTGTGTGAACTGTAAATAGCAGCCGCTTTGAGAGGTAGTTGCGGTGTTAAACAGTTGCATCATTATACCTTCAGTCGGGTTATTAGCGTATTGCTGAAACGGTACGTTAGGTGTTGGTTGGTTTACACCAATAAAACTGTTATAAAAATAAAGATTGCCCGCGCTTAATGAATTTGTACCGTTAAATAAAGCTGCAGCACCTGACACACCAGTACCAGCAAATGCACCAGAGAAACCAGAAGTACCAGTAGCTCCTTGAGCGCCTGTAGCTCCTTGAGCGCCTGTAACACCTTGCGCGCCTGTAACACCTTGCGCGCCATTTGTTCCAGCAGCACCTTGTGCACCGTTAGTACCGTTAGTACCTGCAGCTCCTTGAGCTCCTGGAGCACCTGTACTACCTTTTAATCCTTGTGCGCCTTGCGCCCCTGTAGCACCGGCCGCACCTTGCGCGCCTGTAGTACCTTGTGCACCGACAGCTCCTTGTGCACCATTCGTACCGTTAGTACCGCTAAAGCCTGAGTAACCGGAATTTGATCCTGCAGCTTGAATTTGAGAACCGGGATACTCAACTATTAAGCCTGCTGTAGTACCGATACCAATCATTACTGGTTTAATAATTGAACCAACAGCTGAAGGAGGTGTTGTGGTCATTAGACCTGCTGTTGTATCTGAAAGATAGTACTGGGCAGCATCTACTATACCTGTAAAACCTGAAGTGTAACCGTTTGCTACGTACTGGAATGTTGTGCCTGTAGCGCTAACTACAACACCAATAATATCTGATGTACTCGGGCTATTAGCTTGTGCTAATGCATAACCACCTGAAGTCTTATATATAACTTGACCAGGACTAAATGAATTACTATAAGTTACTGATACATTAGTAGCATTTAAACCACTTGAACCAGACGCACCAGATATACCGCTAAAGCCTGATATACCACTAAAACCGCTAAAGCCGGAATAGCCTGATATACCTGAAAAACCAGATGAACCTTGACCAGAGTAACCAGATGCACCAGATACACCTTGACCAATTGGAGTTCTAATTACAGAATAATTAGTTGCACCATTATATATAAATGTAGCCGATACTGTTTGTGTATTCGGTGAATACATTCCTACATTAACAAGTATTCTATCTGTAGCTGAAAGTAAAGTAATATTACTTGTTACATAACTAAACTTAGTATATGTTGGTGTTGCAGCTGTTGTAAATACTGCTCCTGTATCTGCACTTAAAATAAATGCACTAGTTGAGCTTGTAGCCATTGAATAGCTATACAAACTAAATACAAAGCCTGCAGAAGGGTTTGGTGTTGTTGCACCCGCGCCTACTTGATAAAACCATTCAATGTCCCAAATACCAGCTGGTATTTCTGCAATACCTGGCTCTCCAATAGGAGTTAAATAACCACCTATTGATTGTGCACTATAAGCATTACTATTAGTACTGTTTACATAAGCAACATCATCATATTGAGTAACCCCACCACCACCCGGTGTCAATGCAATTACTTCATATAATGGTTGATCACTGTTAACTTCTTGAAAGAAATAGGTTCTACCATATACAGACGCGCCTGTAGGTCCAGACCAACCTGATATACCACTAAAGCCAGATATACCTGTAAAACCGGATATACCACTGAAGCCACTAAAGCCTGAGTAACCACTGATACCAGTAAAACCAGACCAGCCGGAAATACCTGAAAAGCCGCTTATACCACTAAAGCCGGAAAAGCTCGAGTAGCCACTATAACCAGATATACCTGTAAAACCGCTATAACCACTTATACCGGTAAACCCGGAAAAGCCGCTAATACCAGTAAATCCAGAATAACCGGAAGCACCCTGTGCACCAGTAGAGCCTGTTGCTCCTTGTGCGCCAGTCAGACCGGTAGTACCTGAATAACCGGATTGTCCCTTAATCGCTGTGTATACAAATGTATTGCTCATAGTTCATTGAAGCAATAATATTTATATACCATTAGACTATAAACCAGCTGGTACCGTTGTATACAATAGTAGCTGCTTCGTAGTTATAATTTAATAGGTAAGTGTTTTGACCGTCAATCGTTACACCTGCGCCAGATAACGTAATGTTATTTGTACGAGCTGCACCAGATTCGTCTTTAATTGTTATAAACGTACCTTGACTTAATGGTAGAGCTGGCAAGTACAATGTAGCAGGTCCTGCAACATTAACACCAATGTATTCATCGGTTGATTGTAGAGCGTTTGGTGAAGTAGTTACTAATCTTACACCTTGAACGTTTGGATATATAATCTGTGAGTTGTCAAGGTTTAAGTAGCCGCGTTCATTTACTACTACAGCTGTTGTAGATGTAATAGCTCTCATGATCGGTTTTGATACCGTACCGAAAGCACTTGGTGAAACTGTTGTAACACTACCTGCAATAGTTGGTGATAGGTAATAACATTCACCTGGTGTTAAGCTTGCTAGACCGTTAATTAAACCGTTATATACGATTGTAAATGTTGTACCTGTTGAAGATTGAACAACACCAGTTGCTTCAGCATCAGCTGCATTGTCTGCAATTGCTAAGAACCAACCGCTTGAACCGTTGTCAAGACGTACTACGTTACCAGCACTGAATGTATTGGTATATGTAATGACTTGGCTTGAAATGTTTACTGTAGTACCAGAAATACCTGAGAAACCAGATATACCGCTAAAGCCGCTGTAACCGCTAATACCAGAGAAGCCTGATATACCGGAAGCACCGGACCAGCCTGAAATACCACTAAAGCCTGATATACCGCTAAAGCCACTAATACCAGAGAAACCTGAAATACCAGTGAAGCCGGAGTAGCCAGATATACCACTAAAACCAGATATACCTGTAAAGCCGCTAAAGCCCGAAATACCGCTAAAGCCGCTGTAGCCACTAATACCACTGAAACCGCTTATACCGGTAAAGCCTGACCAACCAGAGATACCTGAGAAACCAGATATGCCTGTAAAGCCACTATAGCCGCTTATACCGCTAAAGCCAGACCAGCCTGAAATACCGGTGTAACCGCTATAGCCACTAATACCGCTAAAGCCGGACCAGCCACTGATACCGCTAAAACCTGATATACCGGTAAAGCCTGAGAAGCCAGAGTAGCCTGATATACCACTAAAGCCAGACCAACCGCTAATACCTGAGAAACCAGATATGCCGCTGAAGCCTGAAATACCAGAGAAGCCAGAATAACCTGACCAACCACTGATACCACTAAAGCCTGATATACCACTGAAACCAGACCAGCCGCTAATACCGCTGAAGCCGGAGTAGCCTGAAATACCACTAAAGCCTGATATACCAGAAAAGCCACTATAGCCACTAATACCGGAGAAGCCCGAGATACCGCTAAAGCCGCTTATGCCGCTAAAGCCTGAGTAACCGCTAATACCAGTAAAGCCGGACCAACCAGAAATACCTGAGAAACCAGATATACCACTGAAGCCACTATAGCCTGAAATACCACTAAAACCCGAGGTACCAATACCGCTAAAGCCGGAGTAACCTGAACTACCACTAACACCTTGACCGATTGGAGTACGTAAAGCGGAATATATTGAACTACCATTGTAATGGTAAGTAGCAGTAATTGTTGATGTGCTTGTTGTATAAGCAGCGATCTGTAATAAAATACGATCTGTTGCAGAAAGCTTTGTAATCGTGCTTGTAACGTAACCTAATTTTTGGAAAGTTAAAGATGTATCTGTAACAGGGCCTGAATCAGCACTTAAGATAAATGCGCTAGTAGCGCTTGTAGCCATTGAGTAGCTATATACGCTAATAACAAAGTTTGCTGCGCTAGCAGAAACGTTACGATAGAAATCGAATTCCCACAAACCAGCTGGAATTTCAACTAAGCCTGGTTCCCCAATTGGTGTTAAGTACCAACCGTAAGCGCTTGGGCTACCTGGACCTGCTGTGGTAGAGTTAAGAGCTAATGCGTCATCGTTTACGTCTGTACCACCACCGCCTGGCACTAACGACATTACTTCAAATACTGTTGGGTTTTGATCGCTTGTTACTTCTTGTAGGTAGTATGTTCTACCGTAAATGGATGCACCAGTACCACCAGAGATACCAGACCAACCACTAATACCACTGAAACCGCTTATACCGGTAAAGCCAGACCAACCGCTAATACCTGAGAAACCAGATATACCTGTAAAGCCAGAGTAACCAGAAATACCACTGAAACCACTGATACCGCTAAAGCCTGAGATACCAGAGAAGCCAGAGTAACCGGAAATACCAGTAAAGCCTGACCAACCCGAGATACCACTAAAGCCGCTAATACCACTGAAACCAGATATACCGGTAAAGCCTGAATAACCAGACCAGCCACTAATACCGCTGAAACCAGAAATACCTGTAAAGCCTGACCAACCTGAGATACCAGAAAAGCCTGAAATACCTGAAAAGCCAGAATAGCCGGACCAGCCACTAATACCGCTGAAACCGCTAATACCTGTAAAACCGCTAATACCGCTGAAGCCCGAATAACCGGACCAGCCAGAAATACCACTAAAACCACTTATACCGGTAAAGCCGGAGTAACCGCTAATACCTGTAAAGCCAGAGTAACCAGAAATACCAGTAAAGCCGGACCAACCAGAAATACCGCTGAAACCGCTAATACCTGTAAAGCCTGAAAAACCGGTATAACCAGAATAACCTGTAAAGCCTGAATAACCAGACCAACCACTGATACCTGAGAAACCGGAGTAACCAGAAATACCTGTAAAGCCAGACCAACCACTGATACCTGAGAAACCGCTAATACCTGTAAAGCCAGAGTAACCAGAAATACCTGTGAAACCGCTTATACCGCTAAAGCCGGACCAGCCTGAGATACCACTAAAGCCTGAAATGCCAGAAAAACCACTGTAACCGCTAATACCACTAAAACCGCTTATACCAGTAAAACCTGATATACCAGTATAGCCGGAATAACCGCTAATACCAGAGGCTCCGGAATAACCGCTTGTGCCTGTAGCACCTTGTGCACCTTGTGCACCGTTTTGACCGGAGAAACCTGATTGACCTCTAATTGCTGTGTATACGAAGGAATTTGCCATGGTGGTATATTATTACAGATTACTTATTATTATCGAAATGGTTTTTTAGTTAGTTATTAAACTAAATTCCATCTATTACCATAATATACTACTTCCACCGTTTCGTAAGGAGAAGTAATTTCATCGTATGCATATCCATCAATTGTATCCGGATATGTAGCAGAAATTATAACATAATTGGTAGTACTATTAGCTAATCCTGTCATATCTTTAATAGAATATGCTTTACCGTTAAAGCCTCTTGGTAATGTAATAGTAGATATACCATTATATTCTACACCAATATAATAATCCGTGGAAGCTGGTGTATAATATTGATTAGTAACGCCTATTACGTTTACAGAACCACCTAATGCTGAATCGTTTGTATTTAATATACCACGTTCATTAACAACAACACCAACATTAGTACTTACCGCTCTTAATATTGGTTTGGAAACTGTACCTACTGCGCTCGGGGAATATGTTGCAAGTGCGCCCGCAACTGTATCAGACAAGAAATAACATTCTCCCGGATTAAGTGTAACAGTATTGTCAAAAGTAATTAAACCGTTATATACTATATAGAAGTTGTAACCAGTTGAATATTGTATAACGCCTGTTGCTTCAGCATCTTTAGCGTTGTCTGCTTGAGCTAGTACCCAACCACCACCTGCGTTATCAAGTCTTACAACTTGACCAGCACTAAACATATTACTATATGTTATTAATTGGCTAGAAATATTAACAGGTGAACCGCTATAACCACTATAACCTGAAAAACCGCTTGTACCGGAATAACCTTGAATACCTGAAAAACCGCTATAACCAGACCAACCTGAGATACCTGAGTAACCGTCTATACCACTATAACCGGAAAAACCAGATATACCGCTAAAACCAGTATCACCTTGCGCACCTTGAAAGCCTGTATCGCCTTGTGCGCCTTGTGCGCCTTGCGGACCGAAATCACCTTGAGAACCTTGCGGGCCAAAGTCGCCTTGTGCACCTTGTGGTCCTATATTACCTTGTGCACCCTGGGGACCGAAGTCACCTTGGGCACCCTGTGGACCAAAGTCGCCTTGAGCGCCTTGCAGACCTATACTACCCTGAGGGCCTTGCGGACCGAAGTCACCTTGAGCGCCTTGTGAACCAAAACTACCTTGCGCACCTTGTGCACCATCTTGACCTGAAAAACCTGAAGTACCGGAATCGCCTTTAACTTGACCTACATTAGCCCAAGTGCCATTACCTAGTACCCATAAATCACCAGTAGTTTCATCAATTACACCGTTACCGTTTACTGCACTAGGAAACGCCGTGTTTAAAGTTGTTTGAGGATTACCACCTACAGTAGGTACAGTACCAATAATAGTAACTGATGTACCATTTTGTCCGGAATAACCTGAAGCACCATCTTGTCCAATAGTACCGTTTTGTCCGCTATAACCAGAAATGCCTGAAAAACCACTAATACCACTAAAACCAGATATACCGCTAAAGCCGGAAATGCCGGAGTAACCTGAAATACCGCTAAAGCCAGAGTAACCAGATATACCACTAAAACCGGAGTAACCAGAAGCACCAGATATACCAGTTGAAGCTGTAAACTGTACTGTACCGTCTGGGAATATTACACCACCGTTACTACTTAATTGAAAACTATACGAACTATTTGTTAAAGCAGATAGTGAACCAGTGCTATTACCACTTGAAAATAAAACTAAGTTTCCGTCGGCCGTACCGTTTTGATACCAGTATATATAAGGTACGCCACTAATAATAAGACGTACTTGCATTGACTGGAACCTGACTGCTGATGGTATAGAAGCATTAGCTGCTGAAAGAGCACCTGCTATAGTAGCACCTGCATAAGGACCAGACCATGAGTCTACCGGTAGTGGGTTTACCGGTTGAATACCATATACGAGTTGTAAGCCTGGAGTTAAAGACATTTTAAATATTTATTACGACCATGTTACCTGGTGCCTGTGGTTGGATGAATAAGGTGTAGCATTAGATAACGTGTAAATGTTGTATGATGTTGGTGTACCAGCATAATTATAAACATTACCTGCACTTAACACGTAACTTGCAGTAATATTTGCGTTTAATGCATCTAGATCAAGTACTTGAGATATCGTATGACCTGTTGGCATTGCTATTGTGAATGTATCATATACATTACCTGTGCTTAATAAGAATGGATTACCTAATGTAGTTACGAACGCATCATAAGGTAAAGCTCTAATACTACTTGAGCCTGTTGGTGCAGAAGCTTCAGGTCCATACCATATTAAATTGTAGAAGTTTATCGTGGTACTGGTTGATGTACCTGTGTTATAACTGTCTGTAGCGACTACTTGATATACTATATTAGAAGCAGCACTTACTGTAGGTACAGCAAATACTATATTAGAAGATGACAAGCTACTTGTACCAGGGCCAACATTAGCAGAAGCTAAGAATACGTATGTACCACCGTTTACTGAGTAATTTAACTTATACGAACTTAATGGTACGTAATTGCTGTTGTTGTGGTTTGTTATAGTACCACTAATATAGCTACTTGTGTTACCTATTTCTCTTGTATATGTAGATTCTGGAGCTGTTGTGCTAGAAGCTGTAATTACAAACGTTGTTGTTGGTGCTACATAAGCTGCAGGTGTAACTGTTGTAATAGCTCCTGCAGACAATAAATTCGAGTCAGTAAAGATATACTGATACTGGAAGTTCTGAGTATTGTAGTTCGTATCTGTCATCGTATGTGTATACGTGCCAGATGTAGCTGATAGCGCTTGATAACCGCTTAATAAAGGTGTCCAAGAACCAGAACTGTTTCTTCTCCATTGCAGTAATGCTGATAGTGCCGTAGCACCAACAGTATTAATTGTATAACCGTAATTTAATACGTTTGCAATTGCTGTTTGATTAAATTGTACAGTGCTTGAAGTTGTTAATGTAGCATTTGGAGCAATGTCTTGAGATACTGCTAATTGTATGACTTGAGCTGGTGTTAAACCTATTGCAGGTATTATGTCACCGTTTTTGTATTGACCGAAAGTATAACCGCTTGCTAAATTAACAGATAAGTTTTCAGTATAGGTATATTCAATACCACTATAACCAGATATACCACTAAAACCAGAACCACCGCTGTAACCGCTATAACCAGAACCACCGCTATAACCACTATAACCAGATATACCAGTAAAGCCTGAGATACCACTAAAGCCTGAGTAACCAGATAGACCTAAACCGCTAAAGCCAGAATAACCAGATACCCCAGAACCACTGAAACCACTATAACCGCTTATACCGGTAAAACCACTATAACCACTGATACCGCTAAAGCCAGAATAGCCAGACCAGCCCGATATACCGGAGAAGCCTGAGAAACCAGATGTACCTGTAAAGCCTGATATACCACTAAAGCCACTAAAGCCGCTATAACCGCTTATACCAGTAAAACCTGACCAACCTGAAATACCAGTATAACCACTAAAGCCTGAGTAACCAGATATACCACTAAAACCGCTTATACCTGTAAAGCCTGAGTAACCACTTATACCGCTTGCTCCACTAAAGCCTGAGTAACCTGATATACCGCTAAAACCTGATACACCACTAAAGCCACTAAAGCCTGAGTAGCCTGAAATACCACTAAAGCCTGAGATACCTGAAAAGCCGCTTATACCAGTGAAGCCGGAATAACCTGACGTACCCACACCACTAAAACCACTATAACCTGAAGTACCGCTATCGCCTTTAATTTGACCAACATTAGTCCAAGTTGTACCACTATATACCCATAAGTCGCCAGTATTTTCATCTATTACACCATTACCAGCTACTGCTCCAGGGAATGCTGCATTTAAAGTAGCCTGTGGGTTACCGCCGACTGTTGGTACTGTACCTATAATAGTAACTGAGGTACCATTTTTACCAGAATAACCAGATAAACCAGAAATACCAGAGAAGCCAGATATACCACTAAAACCAGATATACCTGTAAAGCCTGAATAACCGCTTATACCGGTAAAGCCGCTGAAACCAGACACACCACTAAAGCCTGAGAAGCCGGAGTAGCCTGAGATACCGCTGAAACCAGATGTACCTGAAAACCCAGAATAGCCGCTAATACCAGAGAAGCCTGAAGTACCGCTATAACCACTATAACCAGATATACCTGAAAAACCGCTTATACCACTGAAGCCGCTAATGCCGCTAAAGCCTGATAAACCGCTGTAACCGGAATAACCAGATATACCGCTAAAACCTACGTAGCCGCTGTAACCACTAAAGCCTGAAAAACCGCTATAGCCTACAGCGCCAGACCAACCAGAGATACCCGAGAAACCAGATATACCACTGAAACCACTATAACCTGATATACCACTAAAGCCGACAGGACCGCTATAACCAGATATACCACTAAAGCCTGATGTACTGTCTCCACTAAACCCGGAATAACCAGATAAACCTAAACCACTAAAGCCAGAGAAACCTGATTGTCCTTGAGAACCAAAACTAATGTTAGTTATAATTCTACTATAATGCGTAGTACCTAAGAAATAGTAAGCAATATTAACACCACCTGTACCATCACCACCATTAAGATCAGAAGTATCGTTTGTTTGGCCGTATATATCAATTCTAATACGATCTGAAGGTTGTAATAAAATAGCTTCAGTAATATAATACTGAGTTCTAATAAAGTTAGTATTACCGTACGTATGTACTAACGGATCGCTGGTAACAGAGAAGAGTTGTGTTGTAGTACTGTCTGTAGCGACTTTGCTTACAACATATGTAATATGAGACTGTATACCAGGATCACTAGCATGTACTCCGTAGTATTGATAATAAGAATCAAAGTACCAACTACCAATATCAATTAATGTTTTACCAGGATCTCCAGAAAGTGTAGCTGTACTGAATATTCTTACAGGGTTTAAAGGCTGATTAAAGAACCCAGTATCGAATTCAACTTCAGCACCTACTTCGGGAAATTCTTGGGCAGCATCTGTAACACCAGGTATGTCTGAAGGTACATCAGATGGATAATAAACTACGCCTATAGGAGAAGAACCTGAGTAACCAGATTCACCAGAAGCACCCGAGGTACCGCTAGCACCACTTGCACCTGATATACCACTAAAACCAGAAACACCAGAACCACTAAAACCAGATATACCACTAAAGCCTGATTGACCATTTAAACCACTAAAGCCTGATTGACCATTTAAACCGGAGTAACCAGAAGTACTATTACCAGAAAAACCAGATATACCTTGACCTCCTTGTGCACCTTGAGCGCCTTGTGGTCCAGTATCGCCTTGCGCGCCTTGTTGTCCCTGCATTAACGAGGATATCGCTACTGCATAGGTTGAGTACGAACCATCTGAATTTGGTTGATCTAAAAATGTTAAATCATTATTCTGTAAATTTGGTACTATCGGTAGTTCGTGTGGGAACACAATTGATGGCGTACCATTTGTAGTATTTGAATATGCAGAAGATGCGCCGGAAACTCCTTCATTAGGGAGTGCAGAAAGCTCATTAACATATACAATTGTTGGGTATTGCGGGACCGGCATATATTATATTTAATTGTTCAGGCCTGGATAACCGATATAAGTGTTAGGTCTTCCTTCAACACCAGCAGCACTAGCAGCAGGAGCAGATAAGTTACCACCTAACAAGTCTACTAGTGTTACATTACTATCATAAGATCCATATACACCAGTATCTGGTTTACCGACTGTTGGGTTAACACCACTATAGCTAGCATATCCAGATAGCGGTGCATTTGTATTTGTTTGATAGTTATATACGTTATTTCTAGTAAAGTTATCGACGTTTTGAGAGTAAGCTTTAATATCGATAACACGAGCAAACTCTGTTTGACCGGGTTCCCCTGTATTGAGAGGTACTAAACCATCAGCTTTATTGTCATATACTTGATCACTATAGTTTTCTCTAGGTGCATTAGGTTCAAATGTATAGTCGTAACGCTTACCCTTGATCGTCCATATATAATGACCCATCAATTGATTCTTATCGCCACCCTTTTGATCAACACGCTCAGTTATTTCATATATCTGACCAGATCTACCACTTGGTCGAGTTGCACCATATTCAACAAGTTCTATAACGTCACCTGCTTTAGGTTCCCATGTATATTGACTTGTTACAGCACTTAATGATGAAGTAGATAAAGATTTTGTAAACGTCTGTATAGATATAACAGCTGTAATGTCAGCTTCACCCTGTATACCAAACTTACTCAATATAATACTATCATTATTAAGAGTCAAACATATTACCATTGGTATAGGTGGTAAGAATCCGGCTAATGGTTGTTCACCATAGAAGAAGTCATGTCCAGATAGTGTATATGCATTAACATAATAATATACAAGCATTCCGTACTGGCTAATCTGTTCATTCCACCAATTATCAAATAATTGGATTTCGTACGCATTTTGTGTTATATCTAAATAGCGCAAGTTTCCTATAGCACATTCCGCTGCTCCGGGTATATTTGTACCTATCGGATTATAAACACCGGGTGGTACGTAAGGACCGGTATCAACACAATATTGCGCAATTGACATAAAAATATTTACAAAAGTTATAGAATTAATCAGTAATATACTAAATAATATTATAATGAGCAAAATAAAGAACTTATCCGACCTAGACTCTCTATATAGTATGGTCCAAGAAAATGCTGCTAAAATGCCAGCAATTGTAAATGGTAACAAGCAGCCTGATATTCTTTTAACAGATGCGACACAATATGTCCCAGCTGGTAAAGCTCCTAAGGTAGGCCAAGGCTTCGGCAAAGATAAAGAAGAATTAGCAAAAGACACTGGCCCTGAAGCTGCTGGTAACTTCAAGAAAGGTGAAGCTAAAGAAAAACAACATGCTGCTAAAGAAACAAAGCAAGAAGAAAGCGATGCAAAAGCAGCTAAGAAAAATGAAGAAGCTCCAGAAAAAATGGAAGAGAATGTAGATTCTGCTTCGAGAACTCCTAAATATAAGAAACAACAATTTACTATGCCTAAATCAAAATTCCAAAAATTATACGAAGACGCTATTAACAGCGGTGCATTCCAAAACGTTAGCGAAGAAGAAGCTATCACTCCAGTAGAGCCAGCAGCAGATGCTCCTGAAATGGGCGGCGATGAAGCAGGTCATGAAGAAGAAGCTTGCTGCACTCATGAAGAAGCAATCGAGATGGTAGAAAAGCTTCTAAAGTTCCTTAAGAAGGATACAGAATTTGACAAAGCTCACGGCGATTTAGGTGATGAAGATAAATTCATTACTGGCGGTGAAGAAGAAACAGCAATGGAAGACTCTTCCGAAGAGGAAGAAGAATCAATGGATGAAGCTGTTGAAGCTGAAGATCTTGGTCACCCACTCGAAGGTGCTAAGTCCGAAGAGCTAAAAGATGGTCACAAGATTCATAAAGTTGGTGGTTCAGGCGTAACCAAAGTTAAAGGTGCTGCAACTGAACAAGGTGCAAGCTTTAAGAATGAGCCAGCTCCTAAGAAAGAAAAAGAATCAGCACATCTTAAAGACGGTCACAAACTTCATACAGTAGGTAATCTTACACCTGATAAAGGTGAAGCTAACGCCTTTACTAAATAAGTTTTTAGGCATAGACACTTCAAAAGCCCTTAGCAATAAGGGCTTTTTTTATGGCTGTTTAATAAGGTCTATCTTGAGAGAATCCTCTATCAAGCATACCAGCTGCTGGGCTACCATGTGGTAATCTCCACCCGTCTTGAAGTAGGTCTTCCATATCGGAATTAATATTAGGATTCTGTCTTAATTGATTAGACATGAGTACAGGGTTATGTGCAGTGATACCTGGTTCTTCTCTGTCTTTGTTTCTTCTATATGTTTCTGAAGGCTTAGGCACACTTACAATAAAAGGATCCCAGTTATTAGGTATCATTTTAAACGGTCTACCATTAGCATCTTGTTGTGTTACTTCGTAAAATTGTTCAACAACTTTAGGCTCTAATATAAACATAGCCCATATTAAAGCTTCTACTCTATCGTCCAAGTACTTGTCTGATTGCTTTTTCCATACTCCATTATCTTGACGTATATATGTTTTAAACTCTTCTATAGTTTGTTTATCGTATATTTTAACACATCTTAATACGTTCATCCAGTATCTAAAGTTAGCCATGGAGTTAAACTTACTGTTAGTATGAGAGTATACACCTAATCGATTATCCTTTTCTACCTTTTCAGTAAACGAACCCATACTTGGTGTATACTTTACTATATTGAGATATTGATGGGTATGAGTTAAAGCATCTACTACTTGTGCACCGCAATTATTGCGTTCAACTAATAATGGAGGGTTATTCCATTCTGCGGCAATTTCTACTAATCTAGCAGTAAAATTAAAAGGGTCTAGTTTGTTATTAGCGTATGTAGCTACTTGTTCTATGTTGGTTAAATCAGTCACATCCACTACTTGTATAGTAGAGTTAGCTCTGCCAATACCTTCTCCAACGTCAACACCTATACTATAGAAATGTCCATCTTCTCTGTCTTTATATATTTTGTAAAACCCATCATCATCTTCAAAGACAGGTTCTGGAGAGTTTTGGGTCATTTCATCTAACTGATCTTTATCGAATAAGTTTTCACCTACAGCTCTAAATTCATTACCATATTCTTGGTTAAATGACTCTTCTGAACCGAGTGCTCTCATAGTCATTTCTTTCCATCTATCATCTCTACCTGGTACTTCATGCCAATCTACACGTTCGTGGTGCCAACCATTCTTACCAGCAACAGCATCTGTATATGTGTTATAAAATAGGTTGCCTACACCGTTAGGGGTAGATAACATAAAAATTTTGGACTTCTTAGAAGATGAAATAACAGGAAATACTGACTCCCAAAAGTCATCCATAAACTCTGGTGGAATGAATGCTGCTTCGTCCAAGAGTAGACAGTTAATAGACTCGCCTCTAGCAGCATCAGATGTTGTAGTACTAATACCAATAGAGGAACCATTTTCTAGCTCCATACCCTCTTTTGCGTAAGCTATTACACCTGGTTTCATATAGTTGGGTAACATTTCGTACGCTAACTTAATACGTTTAAAAATATTCTTAGCTGTTTCTTGTTTGTTAGCAATTAACAGTACTCTATAATCATCATGAAAACAGATCATCCATAAAGCGAATATGGTTAGGATAGTTGTTTTACCAATCTGTCTAGAAGCTAATACTACGTTAAACCTGTTCTCCACCAACGCTTTAAGTACTCTTTTTTGAAAGTTATAAAGCTTAATTGGTTGCTTACCTTCATCCAAACTAACGATATAGAAGAAGCGAGAGAAGTGTAAAATCGATTTGCGTGCTCTTTCTAGATCTTCCACCATTTCTGGTGTCCAATTAAATTGAGTTTCAGGTACAGGTAAGTTCTTATTACCCAAATAATATGTAGTCTGATCTCCTTTTGCTTTGGCCATTACATATACTTACTATGGATCTAGCACAAGTCAAAAGTAAGTTATTGTATGAAAAAGCTGACGCTTACTGATAATAAGTTTAATTCCAATAATTATTGGTCATTACCTGTTAAAGCTTACTTGGAACTTCCTACAGCTGGTGGCCAACCAGTTTATCCTGGTCCTGAGTTCTTAGAGTTGTTTGATCAAGAAGGCTATGTAATGACTCGCTTAGAGCAGCAATTTGCTGATGCTAATGCAATTACTCTATCAACTCACTATAAAGATCAAACATGTCTTAAGAGACCATGGATAACACGTGAACCGTATCCAAATGAAAACGGTGCACCTTATGATGGTTCATATTTAAATCATAGTTTATTATTTGAACGTAGAGCTTTTAACGGAGCTGCACTTGAACAACTAAAAGGATGGACGAAAAATAACTCTCAAATATATAAGCTTATTAACTTACGTCCTAAATGGGGTATAGACTTCTCAGTAGACTATTCAGATGTTGAAGGTAATACAATAGAAGTAATACACTATGAACATGATGAGTTTAATTATGAGGCTATTGAAATACGTAGAGAGAAAGTAGAAAACCTGTTCTTAACTACTGATTGGGATGATGTTGCTAAAGAAATGTTAAAGCGTAAAGACCAATGGCAGGAATTAGATTTATTCGCACAAGGGGATTGGAAGTGCGAATTTCTCGGTATACCCACTGATAGTCAAAAGAAAATATCTTGGCGGATTTAGACTTTAATCCTAAACAAGTCTTAAAATACCGGGTATAGCGTAAATATTTACATAATATGTTATTCCCTGAAAACAAGCTTACCATTGAAGACCATAATAGTCTTAATCCGACTATTTGGCAAAATGACAAGCTTAGGCCAGAAGTTAAAGATAAACTTATAGATGTAGCTCAAGCGTTTCTTGAATCAATTGAAATTGATGTTGACGTAGAAGATATAACATTTACAGGTTCTTTAGCTAATTTTAACTATACACCTTATAGTGATATAGACTTACACATATTAACCGATCTTGATAGTTACAAGTACGATAAGGAAGTACTTAAAGATTATTTTAAAGCTAAAAAGACTGTTTGGAATAGCTCTCATGAAATTAAAATTAAAGGTTTCGATGTTGAGGTTTACATACAAGATATAAATGAAGAGCATCACTCTACTGGTGTATATTCTATAAAGAATGACGACTGGTTGGTTCATCCTAGCAAATCAAAACCAGTTGACAGACATGCAATAATGGCAAAAGTAAAAACAATGAAAGACGCTATTGAACATGCATTAAGCGATAACTGCGATTTAGAGTGTGCTGAAATTGCTAAAGAAAAAATATTAAAAGCTCGTGCAGCTGGTTTAGAGAGAGCTGGGGAATTTTCAGTGGAGAATTTAGCATTTAAAGAGCTAAGACGCTCCGGCGATATAGATCGTCTAATAAAAGGTGTAATTGAAAAGAAAGATAAAGAACTATCGTTAAGTCAAGAGACGTTTAAAAACTTTTTCGGTATGCCGGGTATACTCGCTAAAAAAGACGGTAGTAGAGGTAAACGTCACCATGGGGTAAAAGCGGGTGTATCAAAAATGACTAACCCAGACAACGTTAAATCGTTGAGTATGGTAGCAAAGAGTCATTCTGAAATGGAAACGCCTTTTATCGAGATTGAAAATTTAAAAAAGAAACCTAAGGGCAAAACCTATCTTTTACCACATACAGCTAAAGCAATTGCTTATTTTTATGGTATGAATATGGAAAAGGTAAATGTAAACCCTCGTGGTTTAAGTACTAGCGGTATTGTCTTGGGCTGGGATCCTTCAGTAAGAAAATACTATCTACACAAACAATAACATGAGCAATACTCCTTTACCTGCAGTACAACAACAAGCTGTTCTTAATAAAAGTAGAAAAGATAAATTTCTGCTTATTTTAGACTTACCTGATTCTTTAAAACAGATTAATATAGTAAATCAGTTAGATAGAGATACGACTAAGGTAAGTTTAGATTCTTTACAATATTCAGTATATGGAACTGTTGTACCACCTACTACTGTAAGCCCTGTCGGTATGGCGTATGCAGGTCAAACACTAAGCTTAACAACAGGTAAGAGAGATAAATATCCAGAAATTACAGTTAACTTTACTGTTGATAACGGCTTTAATAACTGGTGGGTGCTTTGGAAGTGGTTGGATTACATAAACGGCTCGCAAACAAGCGTAATGGATCCGAATAATCTTTCCCCAACCGCTTACGGAGCAACTGGTAAACCTGTTATTAATAGTCTTACTAATTTACAACCATACCAAACAACTATAAATGTGTATGGATTGGATGAATACAATAATAATAAAATCCGTTTTACGTATAGTAAAGCATTTATTACAGGTTTAACCGGAATAACGTACAATTATAGAGATGCTGATCAACTTGAGTCGTCTTTTACGTTCTCATTTAGTCAGTTAAATGCAGAATTACTTTAATTTGTTGAGGTTTCATTCCGAAAACGCCTAAATAATAGTATAATACTACTATGGCTACCTTACGTCAAATACAATCCCCTGGTGTACAAATTAACGAAATCGACTTAAGCACAAGATCTACAGTTCCAAACGGTACTAACATATTCGTTACTGGATTTGCCGCTCAAGGACCTTCTAATGAGATTATAAATCTTACTACCAGCTCGGACTTTTTAAATATTTTCGGTGCACCAACAAATGCCGCTGAACGTTATTTTTATTACACGGTTAATCAATTATTTACAGGCGGTACAAACGCACAAGTACAAGTAGCTCGTTTACCTTACGGTGCTGATTTAGGAGATGGTTACAATTCAAGTAAATATAGCGCATTAGTATTTCCAGTTATTCCTTTACAACCTGGTCAAACATTAGATAATGCATCTACATCAGCTA